AGCTCAACGTGGCACTTCAGAAACAACAGCATCAGGCTATACAACTGTCGATAGATTTTCGCAATCGGCTAGTAATCTAGCTAATAATTGTGATGTAGAACAAGGAACAATTTCTAGTGGTGGTGCTTATGATGCTGGATTTAGAAAATCATATAAAGTGACAAATGGGGATAACAATGCTGACACTAACGATCAATCAAAAATAAATTATGTAATTGAATCTCAAGATCTAGCTTGTAGTGGTTGGAACTCAGTTAATTCAAATTCAAAAGTAACTTTATCTTTTTGGGTAAAATCAAGCGTAGCACAAACTTTTTCAGTGCTTATGTATGCTGAGGATGCAAGTAAGGCGTATGGTTTTGAATATGCAGCAACTACATCATGGACAAAAATAACTCACACAATTTCAGGAGCATCTGGTTTAACTTTTAATAATGATAATGGTTATGGAATGGGTATACAATGGTTTTTATACATGGGAACAGATACTACAGATAATAGTTTTACTAATAACGCATGGGGTAGTTATAGCGGTTCGTCACGATCAAAAGATATGGCCACAAATTGGCAGACAACAAATGATGCAACATTTGAAATTACAGGAGTTCAATTAGAAGTTTCAGATCATGCCACCTCATTTGAATTTTTGAGCTTTGCAGATGAATTGAGAAGGTGTCAGAGATATTATTTTAAAGGAAGTGGTTCTCAAAAATATTTTGGAGGTATGTACAATAGTAGTAATTCTATGATTAATGTCCCTTTACCAGTAACAATGAGAACTACACCAACAATAACTTCTGCAAATGCTGATGGAGGTACTTTAGGGGATATTTACGAAAACGAAAATAATATTTGTTATTACATATTAGGCGATACATCAGTTGGTTTTACACCTTCTGATGCAGAAGCAAGTGCGGAGTTATGATTATGACTATTTCTTATAAACTAAAAACAAATCCAATAACCAATGAACCCAGTAATAATATTTTGAAAAATGTAACTATAGATGGTGTAACAACAACTTATTTTGTCCCAAAAGACGAAGCAAACACCGATTATCAAGCCTATTTAGAGTGGAAAGCTATAGATGGCAACGAACCCGAAGCTGCTGATTAATTAATTTTTTCTTGCATTTGCATTCTAGTAAACAACCCCATAGTGACGTAAAGAGGGGATAGGGCTAGAATAAGCAGTAATACAAGCACACTTGTAAAAGATAGTGCTTTTAAAATTGCAAATTTAATCATGCTAAGAAAAGTTCTTGATGCTTTAACTATCGTAACGACAATACTTGTCTTGGGAATCCTTGGCGGTGGGTTTTTTACATTCAAATATGTGACTTCTGAGCAATTTAAGAACAAATTAATGAATGAAGTATTGCGTGATGTGCAGGGATTGATGCCAAAGATGTTAGATAATAACCTCCCAGACCTGACAGGGCCATCTTTACAAATCCCTACAAAAAAGATTGGTTTATGAATTGTTTTTGGTGCGATGCTGAACTTATAACAAGTGGTGATATAGACATTGATGAGTCAATGCCAACTTATCCTGAGTTTTCGGTAATGACCAACTTATCTTGTCCGAAATGTTTTTCACAAGTAGAAGTTCTAAAAAAAAGAGATGCCTACGATTGAAATACAAGAAATATATATTCCTGATATATCTATTCCTGTAATAAATGATCCACAGATAACAATACAACCATCATTTCCACAAGTACCTACTTTCGGTTGCACCTCCACTCATAGAGATACAAAAAATACAGGTAATTTTAATCTGATATTTGATGATCCAAGCGGTACAAGTACAAGCTGCCCTTATCCAACTTTTGTTCCCCTTAACTACCAGCCAGACCAGTTGATAATAGTGGAAGAAAGTCTGCCCTCCATAGATTCACCACCATTACCAAAATCACAGTCAACTGAAGTACCACCAATAAAAAAGAAAAAAGATGAAGATATTTTGCCACCCTGTCCTGGTAAATCAAATCAGCGAGTTGGGGATTTTCGTAACGAAAAAAGGTTAGAACGTGTTATCGGTCATAAAAGAGGGGATGATGGGGTTGAGTGTATCACTCTTTATGAAGACGTTCCTTTTGTGGATCAGTACCTCCCAACGCCAAGCTTGGCTATCAATACTGCTGTTATTGGGCTTGTGGCTGCGAGTAGCCCTCTTATTCTCAACATAATCAAACCATTAGTTAAGAATATCGTAAAAAAACTTACAAAGAAAAAAGATAAGGTACAATAGATACTAAGCAACCAGACTCATTATCAAGTTGTTAACTCAACCTCTGCTCTGTTGAAGCGTCAGTTGCTTTCTAGACAAGTCTTACCACAGCCCGTGGCTTGTCTTATTTTTTTGCGATGGCTAATATTAAAGTGGTGGTCATAAACCGACTCCTCACACACACTCCAAAGTAGGTAGGTTTTCTTTGTTTTCCTATCTACTTTTCTTTCTTTATCTCGTGGGTGTGAGGTATTACCTGATTAGGTGGGATTGTAACCTTTATCCCTTCACAGGTAACTGCATATTTGCCAACGAAAGTTGCGCCACTGTTCGCCATCTCAGTACAAATTTTGAGTCGATACAAGGCCATCTCCATTTTGGTTTTTTCTATTAATAATTCCTGTGCCTTGATATTAACCTTTGCTGCTCTCTGGCATAAATCCTGACCCTTACCAAGTGGAATATTGAACTGCATACTGATTCCATAGTTTAAATTATAATTATCCTTTTCAAACCGTGGTGTCTCCTGAACATATTTAATTTCTCCAGTATCCTCGTCATAAATGTTCTGTTTCGTAACGGTTTCTATAGGTCGGTTAAAGCTCCACGCATCGGTCATATAAGGGGTGATCGTCAATGAAGGGCTTGAACATATAATCCCCTGTGAATACTTGTTTGTCGGTACTCCTGATGGGGTTATCATTGTTGCATTATTGTTCACTACACCTTGTGCCGTGGAATTCGGCGAGGCAACGGTGGTCGAGGCAAACACCTCAACAGGTAATAATAATATTGATATTACTGCCCAAAGGTAGTTTCTATTTGCGTTGTTTGTGTTGTGGTGATTGTCCTTGTGATATTCGTTATCGTGTCGAGTCCTGGAGAAATTACAGATTCGACTAAACTGAAGGATTGACCAGGGGTTGTGATTTTCCATCTTGGGGTTGATTGGATGTCAGGTGCTTGCCATTGAAAATTTACGTTATTAATAGTCTGCACATCTTCTTTGGTTGCAGCAGGGTTAATGTAACCATCTGTATCAGTACTTTCAATATTATGACCACTTACTGAATAGCTCCATCCTGTCCGATATTGATAACTCGATATCTGCTCGTTCACTACAGTCTGACTTGTGGAATTTGTGGTTTGAGAGCCAGTGCGGAATGTAGGGGTCACATTTGACCATGCTTTTGTCGGTAGGAATATTAAAATTAATATCCAAAATTTAGTCAAGCGTAATTGTAACAGCACTTTGAATCACACAACTTGAACCTGAACCATTCTGAGCATTCGCACCGCTACAGGTATGCGCTCCTGAACTTAAACTTGTAATTGTCAAACCAGCATGAGAACCACCAGCCCCGACTGTTGTCTGTCCACTTAATATTGGTAAAGTTGCGATTCCGTTTGTGACTGATACATTTCCTGGATCTTTGTCACCTAACATCAGTGATTCATTAATACTGAATGCAGAACCAGCAACTTTTACTTCCTTAACACTTGCAGTAACTGAAGGAACACCGTTCCAATCATTACCACTGATCCCAGAATAATCCAAGCCACCTATTCTGTTTGCATAGTAAGTCGGGTTGCCATCTGAATCATTTGATCCTGTTGCCACTTTTACATCAATATTGCTTCCACTTAATGAATAGGAAGATGCTGCCCTTTGAGTGACAATATAAGGCATATCAACTTGCATACTGGCAGAGGTTGTATATTTTGCCGTTATATCAGCATAAGCTGGTGCTGATACTAAAAATAGGAATAGAAATAGTTTTTTCATTTTTTTGTAGGATCAACTTTGATTACGTCAGGTTTTGTTGTGACGATCTCCAATGGCTGTTTTATTATGATAGTCTGAGTGCCACCACCAGAGTTACCGACAACACCATTTTCACCTTCTTCTTTCTTTTTCTTTTTAGCTCCCTGTGCTGCATTAACACTTATTCCCAGCCCACCTAAAATGTTTCCTAAAAGTCCAGCAGCAAATGTGCTATCCACTCTTGGCTGATCTGGTATGTCTATTCCAAATAATTTATTGGGAAGTTTTATATACCCAAGAGATAAGACTAATAAACACCAAGTTAATATAAATGCCTGTGCAACAGTAGAAACTAAAAAGGTGATTTTTTCCTGATAATCAGGCTTATCATCTTCTAATTCCTTTGTTTTTTCAGTTAAATCTTTCGGTTTCTCTGCCATAACTGGGGTTTATTAGTCATACTATACATAAATATAGCTTAAATCAATGCCAGAGGTACACGCAGCACTGATTGGGGCAGCAGCTACCGCCTTCCTCATGGTTTTATCAAACATAAGCAACAGA